CCGCGCTTCCAATACCCCAACTCTATGCCTTGCAGATACAGGATGTATTCATAGAGCATTGCGTTGAGTTCGTTAGATTGGGGGTGGTTTATGACTTGTGCCCCCTCACGGCTCCAGCACTCCGGTTTGAGGTAGACATTGGTCTTCAGGTAGATTTTCCTTTGATTTAAATAAGCTTCAACCTGTACAAGAGCCGTGCCCTGCCTGTTTAGCGTGTTCTGGCGGTTATATACAAGACGGTATCTGATTTTATCCATTTTTCCGCAAAGGTGCGAAAAGATTAATGGAAGAAAGGTATCAATGTGGAACATTTCCACATCATCCCACACTATATGAGGACTTTTTCCATTTCACATATAATTAGCAGAATATTAACCAACTGATAATCAGTCTAATTATTCTTTTGGCATAAAAATTGTCCTATCATTATCGTAAAACAATAACCATTAAAAATATAAGATTATGAAAAAATTTTTTGTTGCAGTAGCATTGGTAATGGGATTAGGAACAACAGTGGCATTTGCCGAAAATTTAACCTCAGGTGTTGAAACAGTCATGGCAGTAAATGACTTTACCCCTATTGAAGTGAAAGACCTTCCGGCAGCGGTAACGGAAGCAATCGCCAAAAATTTTGCGGAATCAACCGTCAAGGAAGCGGCGGTTGAAGCGGCAGAGGATGGCAGTAAGACCTATCAGGTTGTTCTGACAGACAAGGAAGGAACTGAAAGTACGGTGTTCTTCAATGAAAAAGGTGAAATACTGAAATAATATATTTTGCGTCTCTTTGAATAAAAAACATAAAAAAGGCGGGATTCACCAATCCTGCCTTTTTTAATACAAACTGCTTTGCTAGCAAGATGCCTTACAACATCCAAGCTTAATGAATCAAAAAATAAAAACACATTCAGTTATTTGTGATAGCAAAGCTATAACAAATATGTTAAAGAAAAATCTTATGCATAAAAAATGCACAAAATAAACTATATACAGACCAACATACAACATATTTGTAATATAGGGCCTTGGTATTCTGAGAAAACAAAAGAAAGGCGCACGACTGGCAGAAACCCCCAAGGGATATGTTATTGGGGCTATCTAATACTTGGAGTAATTGGCAAACCGTTTCTTTGACATGATTTTCTTAAAAATTGAGAGCTGGAAGGACTGTTAGGAGTTAGCAGTAGTACTATATTTAAAGGAAAAGGGTATATCCAGTTAGAAACTGAAGACGATATTGATAAAGTGTATGAGCCTGGAGTATATGCAATAAAAGGCACTTCATACAATGATCAAACGCTTCTTGTCTTCAGTCATAACCTGGGACAGTCAACAGTACAATTTAGGACTAATAACTATGGTGGTTTTTTAGTGTTTAGAATAAAATGGTGGAATGGTGCTTGGGGAACCTGGAAGACGGTTTCTTTGACATAAAATTTATCTGTTTGCACTTCTGGAAGGACTATTCACAAGTTTGAAACTATTTCCATTTATGTTCAGAGGCGATGTCAACGTAACATCTTATGACGAAACGGGTGCGTTGGATACTGTAATAGAAATGGGTATTTATAAAGTTAAGCCGAAACAAGGTGTATGGGGAACCTTGGTCGTATTTAATGCCTTCGATGGTGCGGGTGGGGTCGTACAAAAACTATATAATGCAACAGGAGCTAAATATAGAGTTAAAAACTCAAATACAGATAACTTATGGACTGATTGGAAATCTTTTTAACGAAAAATTCCAATTGGTTCATGCCTGGAAGAACTGATTGGTTTTCCTTATCGTGGATACAAGTTAGCAACAAATGAAAATTTAGATGGTTTTATTGAGCGGGGAGTATGCGTTTTAGGACAACCTGATGCGAGTGGTGTAGGTCCTAATGATCATGGAATGCTTATATGTGGAGTGACTCCATCAGGAGGAATATTTCAAGTCATGTTTTCTATTAGGAATAAGATTTACCATAGATATAGAAGCACAAGTGGAGTATGGAATCCATGGTATGTTTATACATCATCAGTTTATAATCCATAAATACTATACAGGAAACTGTCTCTATGTTAGTTTCCTGTAAATGGTAATATTAGTTTTTGGGATTCTTGGTGTACAATTATACCTGTGTCCATGCGTTCCAAGCTTCTTCCCCTACTTTCCTCCGCAAAAAAACATGATTGTTGATGTCATAGAGAATTTGAATAGTGGAACTGCCGCCAAAACGTTTGACCTCTACTGTTCCTGCTGCTCCAAACGGATGCTTTTTTGAGTCATAGTCCGATGTGGAGTTAAAAGTATATATGCTGCCGGGAGAAGTGTTGTTCCATAACAAGCCATCCAGTTCTGACAGCAGGGATATTAATGTATATTTAAACACCAGTTCTTCCAGTACTGAGGCATTGGCTTTCAACGCCTCACTTAATTCCATCTTTTCCATAATATTTTTTATTTACCAGTTTCAGTTTCCAAATTGTTTTTCTTATAATCCTGCCATGAGTCGGCGAGCTGCCCCACCGAAGCGGAAGTGTAGAGGTCAAGTATATGAATCTCGTCATCGGCAAGCTCCACAAGCTCGTTCCGATAGATCTTCTCCGCAAGCACGTGCGCCGGAAGACCGGGCACGTTCCTGTAAATGCCGTCAGCAATATCCTTACGGATATCCGCTATCACCATATCCTGTCTGTCTATCCCCGTGAACAGGGGAAATTTTGTAAAATCAACTTTCATAATATTCTTAATTAAATACTGTTATCCGCAATAAAACATAACCCAATAATTGCCCATACATTTAACGAATCCGGACGCATAATCCAGATCAATGGAGGACATCTCTTTTCCTCCGGGGGCAGGCAGGATGCGTCCTCCCTTAAGTCGTACCCCGCCGTTCATACGTTTGAAGTATATGGTATGTCCCGGAACATCCGGAGGAAGTGTCACTTCTATATTACCCGTATTAATAAACATCACATTGTCATCATTGTTATTCAGGGAAGTGCTGTCGGATATGTTCCTCCAGTTCCCCACTATGCCATGAAGAGACACATAACTGTCATTGTTCGGATGAAGGAAAATGTTACCCCCCTCCACGAACAGAGGAATGCTCGGAGTCTTGATGTGCATCCCGATCATGGGATTCGGACTCTGTATGTCAATTCCGGCATCATACGCAATTCCTTCAATGGTGACAAACTGCGTGTTTCCCCCGATTTTCACACGTGCAAATGTCCTTTCGTTATAAAACTCAATTTGTCCGGCAGACAGATTGAAACCAACATAAGTATCTGTTGTATCCTTATAAAGAGTTTTTGAGGACAACATGCCGGAATCTATGGAAAACGGACCGATACGTCCGCTATCCGCCGTGATTTTTCCGCTGATGTCCACATTGACCGCCATGATACCGTCCGCATCAATCATGGACGCCTTGATCTTCTCGGTCAGCAACAGCTTGGTGGCGATAAAAGTCCAGCTCTGTGCTACCTCCCAGTATTTTATTTTTCCCGAAGCCACATTCTGTTTGGGGGTTTCCGTCGATACCGACGTATGCGAACGGATGCACAGGTACAGCAGGTTGTCATAAAGTACAATGTCGTAAAACTGCTGCCCTTGCTTGCCCTCCAGGTAAGACACAGACGCCTCCCATACACGCATACGCATGCGCGCCCCCTTATCTCCCTTGTCACCTTTTGGAGCAAAACTGACCTGTCCGGTTCTAGTCACCAACGGCATATCACCTCCTTATTCCTTGGTTGTGATGGTCCATGCCACGTTGCCTCCTGCCTGCTGGCACATGTCCCAAGTACACGTGCCGGAAGTGGCTGCTGTACCGGAAGTAGACGGGTTAAGGACTACTCCTGCACTGTCCATGAACACGAAATAGAAAGTCATGTCCTTGTACTTGGTGGTACTTCCACGCTTGACCAGAATGGGCTTATAGACCACCGTGTCACCACTTTCCCGGATGGTCTCGTCCTCGGGCGTGGGATTCAGGATCAAATCAAACGGATCGGACGCATCCATTACGGACTGCGTGTCCTGACCGATGAGCTTGCCGCCCTGGTACACCTCCACTCTGAACACACCTGTCGTGTCAACCATATCGTTGGTGACGGTCAATGTCTGTGTGGTCTTTCCGCTCAGCACGCTCCACGCACCGTTGACCTGGTTGTACCACTTGTACGCCAGTCCGGTAGTGATCTCGTCACTGCCCATGCGCGCTACGGCTTTCAGAATGCAGCTCTGCCCTTTGTCCCGAAGGGTAAAATACTTGTTGTCACCGGCAATGATCGTCACATGCTTTTGGTTTCCGACCCCCTTGGTGATGGGGATGCTATAGACGAACTGGACGGTGTCGCTGGTATTCCCTATCGTCACGGTAGCTTCACCCTTGATGGTACAAGAGGCCGCTCCACTCGCCTTGACCAGATTCTTGACGATCTGCAATCCGTAGTAATCCGTCGTACCGGGCTGGTAAGGGATAAACTTGAAATGTCCCGTCTCACCGCCAAACGTGTTGGTGGAGACATTGCCCGAGAACTTGATCTCGACATCATTGAAATACCATTTCATGGAGGAAGGAACCACCAGCCCTTCCGCCACCCGCGAAGAGGTGAGAATGAAGGACAAGACGGGCTTGAGCGAAGCGAAATCCGGTGCGATGTTCGTCGGCGCGGACGCTTCGCCCATATACTCCTGATACAGATCTCCCTGGTTACACTGGATGGCAGGCATGTATACGCCGCCCTTTTGCGAAAATATGACCTGTCCGGTCGCGCTGGCCAAACTCATGACGCTCCTCCTTCCCCGGTCGTTTCCGTACTATCCGTGCCTTCGGAGCTTTCGGTGTTGTCCTCCCCCCAAGAGGCAGGTGTGAATACTTCGACGGGATGGTCCGTACCGTCTATCTCTTCTTTCGCCGCCTGCGGGGTCAGGCAGATGCCACCCGCTTCCTTGGCCCTGTCAAATACCGTGTCGCCGGGGAAACGTGCCACGTCCGCCTGCCACAATAATACATTGCCATCCGCTGTCCTGTTGCGGATATCGGTCAGATGCAACCGGTCGGCAACCTCCTTCGTTACTTTAATGTAAAATGCCATAATTCTATTGTTTTTAATGTTATCCAAATTTTCTTACTACTACCGCCTTGCCCCCTTGTGTGAGCACCTTGCCGCCTTGTGTCAGCGCCACGTAAGGGCCTCTGTCCTCCACCTCCAGCTTTAACATCATGCCGTTGCTGAAAGGTATCCTGGGAGAGTATCCGTCGGCAACCTTGGCATATCCGGCATCTCCGCTCTTCTTGACGTACCAGTGGCAGTTAAACATGGCGGATGGATTCGGGATAACCCCCATGGTATCCCGAATGACGGGTCTGGGAAAGATGGCGTAAGTCCCATCCGGAACACCCGTAGGTACGCCCTCCCAGTCGGCTTCAATCTTCGGAATCCTGCGGCGTATCACCGTAGAGACTGCCGGGTCCGATGTGCCCGGGGTTGATGCCGGAGTCCCGGAAGCCGCATAGGTGGCCTTGCAGACAATCGTGATGTCATCACCTATATAATTGCGGTCAATCTTATATACATTCTTGTTCAGTGATACAAACTCCCAGTCGTTGTCACCCGCTCCTGTGGTTATCGCCTCCAGCGCTCCCGTAGACAACAGACGGTACCAGAAGAACTTGCATTTGCCCGTAGCCGTCACGTCCGTGTCGCCTACCATCAGTTTAGCCGTGATGGTCTGTGCGGTGATGTCACGCACCGGGTTCCAGTCCAGCGTGGACGGGCTGTCTATCGTCAATACGGGGATCGCATCCGTGCCGTCAACCGCGCGGACAAGACGGCTCATCTGAAAAGTAAACAGCTGTCCGGTACGTGTGTCGGCATATTCTGCGTAAAACTCCAGCGTGACGGGTTTTAGGACGGTGACATTTTTTTTCATTGTGATCTGTCCCTTGCTGTCACCGGACTCCGTAATGCTGTAGCCTGTGTTTGTCGATGTGATAAGTGTGCGTGTGGTTCCGATGCGCTCGTACCACTTCATGTTGGTCAGCCTGGAGTTGACCGCCCCGATTTTAGTCACCGCTTCCGGATCGGTGGCGTTGCACCGCGGAAACAGGACCAGCGGTGTCAGCGTATAGTCCGGAGTGTATTCAGCTTTGTCAGCCTGGTAGACCTGCATGTCCGGCACGCTGCCCACCACCTCGATGTTACAACTGGTTTGTAACAGCCGGTAGTTGATTTCTATTTTTCGTTGCTTTGTTGCCATTGTATAAAACCATTTTAAAATGTTACAAAATTCTCCGCCACTTCAAACTGCTGCCCGTCACGCAATAACGCCTGTGCTTTAAACGTACACACCCGCATGTTGGTATAATTCGGTCCGAGATCATCTATCGTCAGAGGAAGATTTTTCCCGGCGCCGGCACGCTTCACCGCCCATGCGTTATCTTCTGATACATTCCCGGTATCACGCGTCCAGCTCACATCAGCGTCAAGTATATGATCTGTCACGTCACGGTTGTACAGCTTGCCGGTAATATATAACGTTGTGGAAAAAGTCTCGATATCAAAATACCACCCCTTTGTGCTGCCGATCTCTATCGTAAATTCCGGGTTCCCTTCCAGCATCGCCCATCCGGCCGCCGCATATTGCGGTTCGTCGGCTGTTCCCGTCATCAGGCACTTCCATTTGCAGCCGTAGTGCCAAACCGTGTCCGCCCGCTCCTGCGTATTGATGTAAGGATTGTCAGAGGACGCGACTTCGGCCGACCAAAAGCCACGGTCCACCAGTTCCTGTACGGGCAGTCCCTGCCAGTCCACACGGTAAAGTTCACCGAAGATGCCGGCACGGGCGAATATGTACGAGTGCTTATAGTTGACGGGGAGATTGTCGAACAAATCCAAATTGGGCAAACGCCCCAATATCATGTAATAGTTGTTCTGTTCCAAGACAGGCTTCGTTACTCCTTCCAGCCAGACAAGACATTTATCCGTGGTGGCGGACAAATACCAGTAGCTTTGCCTGTCCTCATTGAAGGCGTTTCCTCTTCTGGTAATGATCGTCAACTCTGTGGGAGGATAGTTTTTACCGCCCGGCACCTCACTGTCCGGGTATGACAACACCGAGATGGAGTTGGCCGGGACATTCTTGGACAGCACGCGCATCCACGAGGCGTAATACTCCCCCGTTGAAAAGAGGTTGTTTACAATCCCGTACACTATATCACCCTCCTGGAATGCGGTGAAGTCATTCTCCCAGCGCTTGCGCAATTTCAGGGTATAAGTTCCGTCGCTCTCTAAAGCCACGGACTCAATGACTCCGTTATCGGAATATGAGGTGTCGCCTTCCTGTGCGTTCAGACGGTTATAGATGATTTCCTTGAACACTGCGGAATCGCGTACCTCAAGACGAGATAACTGCATACGACCATTCCTGTCAGCTACAATACCTTTTCCTGCAACCATAGAATCTACCGCCTCACCTACCTCCATACCGCCTAGAAGTTTCAACATAAAACCGGTAAAATCATCCTGATCCTTGCAAATAAATATTTTTCTCAGCTTATCAACATCAGCACCAGCATCAATCATGGCCAACAACAAAGATCCGACACGCAATGCCGTATTCGCTCCGGCATTACGCTCATCCCTTATCTGCTCCGCCAATTTTTTTAATGTGTCTTTAATATCCGCCATTTACTTTTTTATTCCAAAGTAACAACAAAGCCAAAAGCCGTAAAAAGACATCATTTCTTTTTATGATGCCCCCATAAATGCGAACGCATGGAGGTACTGCGCTTGTGATTCGCCTCTTCAATCTTCTCCGCAAGCAGACCACAGAACTCCTCACCATACATATATGCCATCTGCTCTTTCAAGACCATGACCGATGCAAAATAGGCACGTGAGAACCATTCACGGGGTTTGCGAGGTTCACCTGAGGTAATCTTGCCGGATTTTTGTCTATGCATATAATTCTTGCCTCTCAAATCCGGATTCAAAAACTTCAAATCGCCCTTGTTATGCCCTCTATGACCGTCATTATACAACTGGCCGTCGATCTCATATCCCCGCCCCGTACCACAATCCTGATAAATGCCATATTCCATAAACTTATGCTGGATCACAGTCAGTTCACTGCTGCCCATTGTCACATTCTCCGTTATATCATTGTGCAGTAACACCGTATCAACCACGTGCAGTCTCATTATCTTCTCCCTCCAAATAGTGACCATCATCTCGGCCCACGCCTTCTTATACTTTGCCCGATCTTCAGCCGTGGACTTCGGTCTATTCTCATTCCTCCCACTCATCACTGTCATAAATTAGAGATACCGGTTCGGAAACATCAATCATAAAATACAGACCTGTACATCCGGAAATAAAGTATTCACCCAGTTCGCGTGAATACACATTATCCGTATTCAGGTACACCAGTTCGTTATCCAGATTCTCACGGTCAACCAGCATCCTGCTGTGCACCTGGCGGAACAGCTGCCGGCACACCTCCAGTGCCGCTTGGCGTTCCACCATATCACTGATACGGTATCGCATCATGAGAAACACGGTAAAAGTACGTTTTTTAAAATATCCTCCGGAACGCTTCTCGGTCACTCCGTCATTCGTATCATCTACTGCGAAAAACGCGGATTCGCGCCGAAGATTCTGAAGAACCTCTTCAAGCGAGTTGATACCGGAACAGACACACGGATAAAAAGCGTGAGCCTTGGCCAATTTGTTTTTTTTGCACATTCCTTTAAAATAGGACAGCGCATCGAATAAATTATTTGCATCCATATCTCTGTTGTAACTCCTGTGCCTCGCGAGCCTTCTCATTCAGTTCGGTCAACGCCCGCCAGCAATCCATCTGTAATACTTCTCTCTCCTTTGTGATATCCCCGCCTGTCAATGCCCGAATCTCCGCGTTGACGAGTTCAAGCATATTAAAGGCTTCACCCTCCAGTTGTTCCGGAGGACGGAACAGATAGGGAAAGCATTTTGTAAAATGATTCTTAACCGATGCAATCCACAAAAACACGGACAGCAGTTCTTCTTCCGAAGGATTGAACCGGCGGGGATGCCGCCCTTTGCGATCCACATACAACAAAATTGCCATGGAACGCAGAAGAGCGTTATCGCGCGTGCGTAAAAAGCCCTGATAATAATTCTCAATACTGACATACTCCTTAAACGGAACATCATGCAACCGGGCATCCACCGACCGGAACCTGCCGATCCGCCACAAACAGAAAGGCATATCACCCGGACGCTCGATAAAATCCAGCATGTGCAGGAAAGACTGTACTTGCCACGAATGAACAAAGAACCGAACCTTTTTCCATCCGTTGCGAACAGAACAAACCCACCCGTCCTCCTGTCTGCGCAATACAGTGATCCCCAGCAGCCGGACAAAGATGTATGTCTTTGCCGTGACCGGATCAAAACGGGTCATGATATAACACACATAACGCAATTGCCATTGCTCCAGCTTGTGCCATGCATCCGGCAGATGGAAGTTGATCAACCTATCCCCAAAAGTAGCAGGTGTCTTCTTTTTCATTTTTATAGTATTCAAAATGTTTTACCTTATACGCATCGCTATCCTTATACGCCGGAAAATCGTCCGGACACCCCTCCAGTAAGTTAACCACATTCGCCAGTTCCACACGGAATGCCGGCAACTGCTTGTTGATCCAAAAACCTATCGCCCTACGGAGCGAACAAACCAAAGGTATCTCAGCTTCAACCAGAGATTTATGCCGGATTTGTTCAAGCAAATGATCAAATAAAACTGCGGATATCTCGCGCCGGATATATTCTTCAGCCTCGCTGATTTGCGGACGAAGTTCGAGCAGATCAGTACGGATGGCTGTCGGTCGGCCTGCAAAATCACGCACATGGGCACCGGTATAGTAAAGGGAACTGATCACCAACCTGGCACAAACAGATGAAGACCAAGCGTCATCACCAGTCATACCCTCAATAATACAGTCCAGCGCATAATCCGCTTCACGCTGTATCTGCACGCGCAACGATTCAACCCGATCACGTGATGCCGGAGATATATTCTGGTTATTGACAATACCGAACCCCGTATCCGTCAGTATCAGATCCAGCCCTGGGATCGCCTGATAAAACGCATCAAGACAGATATAACGGCACACATCTTCTTTAACGGGCAGCGTATCCACATCCGTATCACTCCCCAGCACCGTGCCGAAGAGCTTATGTTCAGCCTGTTCAAACCGATCTTGTATCGCATCAAACACATACACGTTTGCCGAAGCAGCTGCAAAAACGACCTTCTCAAAAGTCTGTTTATCAATTATCATCTTCATCGTTATTATGGTTTATCCGGTTAGCAGTCGTTGATTTGGCATCGGTATTCTGATCCAGTGTCGTGAGCAGGATCATCGGCACATCCGGATAGACCTTCTCACCCCATCCGTTATAATGAATCACCACATTATGCGGCATGTACATCAGATCATGAAAGGCAATCTCAAGCGACTGCTTGAGAGTAAACAGCTCGCGCTTGTCAGATCCGGAGTTATTGGACTGTGACTTGCCCGGAGTGGCCCCCACCAGATTGGGATGAATATTATCACCATAACAGGTAATATTGGACGCCTCTTGAATGTCTTCAGACCAGTCGCCACCCTCTTTAGTCGTATCAATCACATTGATACGCACCATACGGTTCTCCTTGCCGTTAGGATCGATGTAATAACCGGTAATCCAGACCTTGCCGGAATTCTCGATGCCGGACACAAAATTTTTAATATTCTCTTTTTCTTTCTTAATGCGCTCCAGCTGCTTTACAGGCTCGGTTATGTGCTCTTCAGCCAACAGATTGGACCAAAAATCCTTGTGGACTTCAACCTGGTACTTAACCGTCGCATGATTCTTCAGCTTGGCTTTTTTCCCCTTACCAATCAACCGCTTGATGTCAAACCAGTCGCCTCGAAAAATAGAAGTATAGTTGGGTAACGGATAGTATCGGCAGCCGGGTGTCGGAAAACGGACCAAAATGGCAAACTTGCGGTCTTTAGTGGGTATGGACTTTTTTCCGTCCTTGCCGGGCGCACGCCCCATCCGAACCTCCAGATCACCCAACGGGTCTTTTTCGTCAAGCAGCGGCAGCACCTCGATCTCATCCTCACGCAAGGCTGACTTCCGGAAGTTGCCATAGAAAACATGATTGATACGCCCCTTATCATCCGCCTTTTCAAACCGGCAATAACAGGCCTCCTTGTGCCGGAGCCTGACAATCCGGGAACCGTCAACAGACAGTATGATCACCGACACACAGAAAAAATAATACTTCATATCTGTCGCCTGTTCAAGCATGAAGGAAGGTATACTGTTATGCAGCATCCATTTTTTAATTTCCTTATCAACAGTCGGTCTGCCCGTATCATAGTCATTATACTTCTGCCCGGCACCGTAACAAGTAAGCACATTGAACAACTTGTTCTGAGACATCACCTCGTCAACCCCTATCAACCTGATCAGCTCATACGGTAGCCTGTTGTCAGCGCCCCAGTTCACGTATTTATAACCTTTCGCCCCCGGCAACGTCGTCGAGGACACATCTTCGCCATCCTCGTCAAAAACCGCCGAACTGTCCTCGACCGTCTCCATGGACGCCTGCACGCCGGATTTACCCACCTCAAACACACCTGAAGGGATATAGTCCAGCCGCACCCTGTTGTTTGTCTTATTTTTCATAAATAAACCTCCATAGCATTAATTGAAAACAATGTGATATCACGCAACCTGCGCGGCAGTCCGGATTTGGGACACTTGACCAGATGCGTGCCTCCCCGCCAATGGGAACCGATACAGATCACCCCCTTGTACTCAATGATGTCACCTGTGGACAATTTCCAGACACGCAAATCAACCGGCTGTCCGGATTCCAGCAGCCGGATGGCATCAAGCCTATGTATTACCTTTATGCCCATATCACTCAAACGTATAATCAAATGTATTATCAAACACACGTCCGGCACGCGGCAACTGCAAGATATTGTGATTACGCTGCGCATACCGATAAGAGAATGTAAAGAACGGCAAATGATCCAGATCGTTGCTGCGCTTCGATTCCGACTCGGTGATGGTAACCTCCTTGCCCACTGTCGTACCGTCCAGCAGATAAATCTCTTTAGACCGGAACAAATCATCAAGCCACAACGCCATCTCATGTGTCAACACACCCGTATTGGCCTTGAACACCTTGGTCTCATCAATCCGATAATTACGGAACATGCCATTAGTGTAAGCGGTGGACCGGACGTATTCCGGCTCCAACGCATGAGTTCCGGTACAGTAAACCGTCTCCTGGCACCCGAAAGAATTGGTGAACAACAGAACCGGAGCGACATCGGGCGCATCAGGATCGAGTGAGAAAGTCTGCGTCCGTACTCCGGCATGAATAATATAGCGCACCAGCTCGAAGCCCGGTTTGACCAACAATTCGGGAGAAACTTCTACCGTAACGATCTTGTCCGTATCTGTCACCTGCCGCAAACTCACCTCACGGGTAGACAAACCGTCTTCGTCCCGGTAATAGACACAGGTAGCAGTCACAGGACATGCCTCAGTCGTGACCAGATGCACGAACTCCTTGCGCCCTATCGCCGTAATCTTCTCTCCCATCAGCGTGGACAAAAAATAGCCCGCCATAAAATCCGCAGCCGGCATGGAGGACTCCGCAGCACAGAACTGCACCGTAAAGTTTTTATTCTGTTCGGATGATCCGTCCGTTATCCGATAACTGCACCGTTCTATCAGGTTTGTTGCCAAATACGGTTCAATCAAGCCCTGCAAATCATTGATGGTTATCCGGCCGGAAGCATCCGGAATGTAAGTTTCGGACAGAATCTCTTTTTCTCCGACTGTCAATGAGAGAACAGCCTTATTCTGATCCGTAGCGAACACCAGCTCGTTCAGTCCGGAACTGAAGGCATAGGCCGGGATATCCTTAACTAAAACTATCATATAACCTTTTTTATTTCAAAAATAAGGCAAATACCACAACCTATAAAAGACAAGGACACCCTGTCTTGCAACAGAATGCCCTCTATGTAAAATGTATAAAAAAATGTTTCTTATCGACGCATCATCATCCATTTGGGACGATTGTCACTGTCTACATGGATGTGATAGCCCGTATCACGCATCGTAGATGCAATATCATTCAAGGACAACTCCACCATATCAGACAAATCATCTTGAATATCTTGTGTGCTTTTCAACAACACACCATCACCATCGGGTTGATCAGCCGGAAGAAACGCCATCAGATATTCAATCAATACATATTCCTCTACACGAGATTGATTGGAAGCAGAATTATTTTTCATGCTTCACCTCCTTTGTAACATAGTCATGCAAAAACGCATCTAATCGAATTAATTGTTCATGATTTATTTCGGATATATCTCCATAATTTTGAGCAAATAAATGGAATTTGACTTCTTTATTACCGTCACTACCTATCTCGACAGTCTTCATTATTGAAAATTCGTCATTCATCGCAAACCTCCTTCCAGCATTTTCGGGTTTGAAGCTTCACAGAAACGGAACTCGCCGCGTACTGGATAAATATGAACTATGAAGACAGTATTATACGGATTCTTATCGGGATAGACCTCAATATGATCATTGTTTCTGGAAACAGCCACATGAAGCGGTTTGGTTCTTGGAAACTCTTCATCCAACATGGACGCTTTGGCACGAATACTCTCAATAAAGGCATCACGTGACAGTTCATCAGGAATCAATACATGAGTGAAAGTGGAAATCCACTTGTTCATAGCCCTGCCTTTATTGTTGACAGACAGGTAAGTTTTGGGTTCATCAATAAAGAATTTCATTTCAGCCCTCCTTTCTTGCAAAGATGTAACGACACAACAAACCAAGCCAGGCAAAGCAATGCAGGAACAGCCGACACAAAACCGGCACATACCAATGCAGAAAAAGCCAAGGAAGCATGAGCCATAAGGCACACCTGACGGTTGGTAACTACGGATTCAAGAACACACGAGAACAGTTGATTCTCCTTTTCACACCACACACTGAACGTGGATTTTTTTGCCTCTAATACAGGCAAAGTAGCTGTTTGATTTTTCATTTTGGAAGTCATTTAAAATGAAACAATATGTTGATTATTACGGGAAGGGAACAAAAAAAGTTCCGCTCCCCGTTGACTTCCACCTTGAACAGGCAGTGGGCGCATTAACGCTCCACACGGGACGGAACTATATGATAATCCATGGGCATAAAAAATGCCAACGGCTATGTTGGCGGTACTGTCCGCCTGTTCAAAATGGAAGTCATTGCAAAGATGGGGATTATTTTTTAATCCACAAACTTTTTGGTAACTTTTTGGAGAATAAATACCTAAATAGTTGAATAAAAACTTGTTTCATTGAAAAGTATATCATTATTTTACGATTTACTTTTAAAACATCAATATTATGGTATCATTAACTAGAACATTTCACCCCATAGGATTTGGAGCATTCTATACTGAATGTCATAAAACAATTGATAAAGAAATAAATATAGTATATGACTGTGGAACAATAACAAAAGATGTAAATTTAAAAAACTATATAGAAAATCTCTATGCAAAAGATAGCACTATTGATATTCTATTTATTTCCCATTTCCATGCTGACCACATAAATGGTATACCTTACCTTAAAGAACGTTGTAAAATAAAAAAAGTTATTATACCATATATACCTGAAATAGACAGACTTTTATTCGTTTATATCAACAAACTAAATGATTTTTCTCAACTAATTATTAACACTGAAGAATATTTCGGAAAAGAGACTGAAGTTATTAGAATCAAACCGGAACAAGAAGATGAATTAAACAATAGCTTTCAAAGTGATTCTGTCAACCATGAAAAAAAAAATACCAATATTCCAAGTGGTACCCCTATTAATATACCATTAACAACATCTCACACAAATTCACAATGGTACTTTATCCCATTCAATTTTGATTATACAAAAAATATAACAAATTTAAAAACAATACTACAATGCAATGGCCTAGAATATAATAATTTAAATGAAGAGAATTACATTATAGACAATTTTCAGACTATATCTAAAACGTATCGCGATACGTTAAAAAGTAATACAAACGACTCATCTATAATTCTTTTTTCTGGTACGACATATAACACGAAACCATCATTATTCTTTATATCTTATTGGAAAAATAAAATTAAAAATGGAAACGTTGATATGTTAAAAAGATACTATTGCTTATCACTTCCTAACTGTATTTACTTTGGGGACGTTTCCTTAAATTCCAAACGTATCTCTTGTTTAAAATCTAAATTAAACAAAATCGATCAAACTTTTTGGAAAACAATCCAAACAATTCAAATACCACATCATGGTTCTAAAAACAACTTTAATTCTGCTATATTAACTCCCTATTTGACATGTATCATTTCATGTGATTTCATCCATTTCAAATCTCCATCGTGTTCTGTTATACATGATATTTTAAAATCAGGTTCTTTGCTAAAGGTTGTAACACATCAGAAACACACCCAATTTACCGAACATGCAGTTTATTAAAAAAACGGCCGCCGTTTCCCGAGTTCGCTAAAACAATCAATCCGTAGTCACTCCGTAGAGCAATTAAGTTGATGGGAAAGGCAGCCGTAACTTTTGCACAACAAGTTGTGACTTCTACAATCTCCTATATATCATTTTGCTGACATCTGCAAAATGGATCTGTATGGGTATAAAAAAAGCCCATTAAACTATCATGAGCATTAACCGCGCTCTACGTTCCTGACCAACAGGATTGAATTGTTTTAGCACTGCTAATATGAGGATTATATTTGAGAGTGCCAAAAAAATCAAAGCTTTTTTATCGCCATACCCGTTAAAACAAACTGGTCTTGCACTCCATCAGTTTGATGACTCAATTTCATATTGATGATACCGTTAGCTCCTAATTTCTGCAACTCCACCTTCAGAGCATCAAATACTTCCTCATAGGTCGGAGCAATATATATTTGTTTACCAGATGTCGGAACATAATAATCATCCTTCGCTTTGACGATGGAAGACTCAACCTGCTTGTTTTTCTTCTTTTCCCATCCTCCAGTCAGTACAATTATGATGCTGCCTTTCGCTTCATAGCCGAAGCCAACAGAATTGGATTCGGTCACAAAATAACCAGACTTTACTAGCGGTTCATAGTCAATGACACCTGTTCTAATGCTAGGGGGAGGTAATGTCACACATGAGGACATAGCCGATACCAATAGGAATAATAAAAAAAATTGTTTCATATATGTTAATTTATAATTTTGATCACAAAGGTATAAAGGAAAATCATTTTTTTGTAAAGAAAACGCTTGTGAATTTCATTCAATTTATCCGAACCAACTATAAAAGCAGAAACAAGTATTTATTCATCATGTGCTTTATCATCAGCTTTATAGCATCCATAATAGCAAGAATGATATAATAGAACCGACAACATTTTTTCAAGCAATCGCATTTTTAATGCGTTCCCTTATCGCAATTCTATTGCGTTAAACAAAAAATTCCGCTTTCCCCCTGCGGTGGCTTGCAGACACAGCCTCCAAACAAAGAGCAGGAGGTTGTGTCTGCAAGCCACCGCAGGGGGCGACACGCAAAGGCACTCCATCCCCCGAATCGAGGTATAGAGCACCTTTTCAGACTTTCTAACGCATTATCTAGCGCCAAAACGGACAAACTGAATCTGCGGTGTCATATCCTTAACAGGCTGAATATTTCCCTGCAACTTCATCGGTTGCAAATCTGCTGAGGATTCATGCGGTGTCGGTGTATTGTCCGTCACTTCATAGATTGTCGGTAATTTAGTAAAGCTGTCCACAATAACTAACCATCTATGCCAACAAGTATCAGAAGACAGTGAATCCATATGAAGAACCTCACCACTCAAGGAATACAAACACATATTCACTAAAGTCATCAAACAACAAGTATAAGAGATATCCGCTGCAACAAAATAACGATTACGGTCTTTTCTCGCACAAGCCAAAATAAGCCCACCACTACCACAACAAGGGTCGTATATGCGTTTATCATTATCCGTCTTATCGGCTTTATCAACAGTAGGAATATATTCCAATTGTGCCAGCAAATCCGCAACAGGTCGAGGAGTAAAAAATTGCCCGCTACCTGCATTTAAAAGATTTTGTTCAAACCAGCCATAAAAGGGGTCCTGTAATTCTTTACGTGTCATTTCATCCACCAACGAAGCAAAAGCCAAAGAAAAATATTGTAATTCATCCCGACTATATTTCTTAATCGTCTTAAAATAAAGTTCTTCTGCTCTCCCCATCTGCAAACAACAGACTATAATCTGTAAAAAGTCCTCAAACACCTGTCCTTTATCGTATTTGTGCGCCAACATATTCAAATACGTTCCATAAGGCTTCAAATCATTGTTTTTCATAGACCTGCAAATTAGAGAACACAAAACAAATCGGGAAAAAGTTCAAAGGGTCATTCTCTTCCGTATCCGCTTCATCAACTTTCGGCGTCCGTTGCTTGGGCTGTCCCCATAGACAAAGGGCGTGCTCACCTTTACGAATTTTCTTACCCTCGCGATTCCATTGCTTCAATGTTTTCAACTCACAATGACCCGACTGGGCATAAACAGTCTTTAACCCCTCGTTTATACATTCTATCTGCCCCATCTTCACCAATACTTTAATCGGTTCAGAGAGTTGTTTCAAAATACTACGTTTTTCCTGTATTGTTTTGGCATTTTCAAAATAATTTCCCATTTTTGCATAAGATTTTAATGAGTGAAACTTTTGTTTTACATCACCCTCCTGCATTGGTGCAACAATGCAGGAGGATTTTTTTTATAAAAGATGTTCCAATTCTGTCCGCAAATTATTCTCAACCTCTTTTAATTTACTATTAAGGTCTTTCCCCCAATCCGCCAGAAGATTTTTAATTGCTGTCGGATTATGAGTAACAATGCTCATGCCCCTAGCATCAACCAATGTCAGTTGCGCTGTTTCCTCTTCATGCTTCAAGACAAAAGCCTGTAACTGCTTGCGTTTGCTACGAATCTCAGAATATTTGTTCTGCAACATATACACCCTTTCGGCTTTATCAGTCAGTTCATCAATACTCATTTTTTTACTCTTAGGAGCAGCTTGCTGTGATTCAGTTTTTTCCGTCTTGACTTTAGCCTCCGTTTTAGTTTTTTTCTCCTTAGGTTGTTCGGGGAGCGTAGGCAAAAGAATAAGTGAAGCATTCTCAATTGCCGTTTCTTGTTTGTTAGCCACTTCTTTTGTGTTTCCCATCACTACTGCTTTTGCAGTTTCCACACTCTGTGCATTTTGATTTGCATTCATAATTAAAATTTTAATGAGTTAAACATTTGTTATTATTAGGAGTTAAACAGCATAAAGAGTGCAACCTTTATGCCTTATCCTTACAATACAAAGATAGTGATTTTATAATTAATACGCAACAGCAAAACACCACACAACAAACTATAAATCAATACATTATATATAAACACAGTTTATAAAAGCACAATAAAAAGCCATAAAGCCCAATCATTTTTTTTATGAGTTGAAAATCAAAAAACATACAAACGCCTAACCCACACCTTTAAAATAATCCATTTTTCGCCCAAAGATTAAAAATAGTTAATAATCAACGAATTACCTATTTTTTTCAAGCATTTACGACCATATTTTTTTCAGTTTTCCAGCGCTCAAAAAAATGATTGCCTATTTACCAAGCATTTACAGCCTTTTTCACCCGCACTTTGTGCGGAACTAGCGAAGCGTACCCCCCACCGCGCTATCGAAAAAATCATTACCCACCCCCAAAAAGCAGCGGAATATGTAACTTATTATTACCAAGCGGACGGTATGCCGCAAACTAGGACAAAAAAACCGCACATCATATGATGCACGGTAATGAGATATACACTTCGGTAATCTCTACAACGCGGAAGTAACAAACAGGTTGATATGGGTATGTGGAAATTTCTCACAACCGATACACAAGGTATCAAACGCATCGGAGCCATCGGTACGCCCTTCAAGCCGGTCCTCCTCCGTTTCCGCCAGCTTCTCACCCCGTTTGTCCTTGCCCCCATTGTACACACCTGCCGTCTGGATGGATATCAGCAGATCTTCATTATTCTGCTCGTTAAAGAAAGGTATAAGATTCGCCTGTCCGGACAACATACGGTTGACCAGCAGATATTTCTCAATGTGACTCATAGGCTTGCCTATATACACTTCATCCACCTGCCAGCCACGCTTGCGGAACTCATGCGCAATAACCCACCTGAAATCCTGATCATTGACTGCATAATTGGAACCCAATGCCGTACTGTCATAGTAAAACACCACCTTCTTACGCTTGTGATGCCGGTAATAAGTACAAAAATCATCCACCAGTTCAGGCAACTTACGTTCGTACTTTACAAAGAAGGACTTGAGCACTCTCAGCTTGCGCCCCTGCGGCTGTCCTGCCACCAGCCAGTTGATATTCGCATTGTAATCGAAAGCTATGCAGATGGGCATTTGGGGCTCCACATCGGCATCAGCCAACGAAGTGGGAACCTTGAGCTTGTCAAACTTGTACTCCAAACTGTCAAGGTAGGAAAAGTTGGTAGCACTGTACTTGTGACCGGAACGCAACGAAGAATAGAATCCGTCACGGGTGATGCCTATGCGCTTGCACAGGATAGCCGTCATGAAGGTCAACGGAGGCAGGTCACGTTTCATGTCATTAACCCACTTCTCACCCAACACCTGCATGTTCCAGATACTTGAATATTCCTTGTACATGACCGCCACGGAACGCATCCGGCACAAATCACGTGAAAGAGTACGGAGATAAGAACGCAGATAAGCAGGTATCTCCTTACCTGCCGCAACCAGCTTCTTGATTTTATCTTTGGTCTTCCATATTTCAAAAACAGCGCCCTGTATCACCTCAATCAGTTCGGGATCACACTTCTTCTCATAATCCAGGAACCAAGACCCTTTTTTAGTGACCGGCATATCAGAGGAGATCAACATGCCATGGTGAAAAAAGTGATGCCCGAAGTGCTGCTTGTTACCACGATTGGCCGGAAGTGTCTCATCCTTCAGCTGTTCGAAGTCAATAAACTTGGCTTCGTCAATATCCAGTGCGTCATAAGAATGCGAGTTGGATGTACCGCTCCGGTCCTGAGAAATGATATAGCCGATTGATCCGTTATACAAGGATAGAATATTCTCCCAGTTATCGGGTTCAAAAATAGGCTCACCCCACCCCCATGACTTCGGCGGCTTGCGACCGACACACCAATGCAGGTCACGCTTAAATCCCCAGTTCTCCCAATGTATCAGCATGGAGGGCAACGTATTAGTCAAGACACGCTTGCAGTTGGCACCGACAAATCCTGTAATGGAACCGGGCATACGCTGCATGTTGCGCAAATTCCATGCCGCATGAATCAATCCTTTCCCGATACCACGACCACCCACAATCACCGAATCTTTAGCCGCCGTGTACATCACTTCCTGCTGAGGGTCATTAAAGTATTGTTTCATTATTCTTTCGGTTTAGGATTAAAGATATCATCTTCATTGAACTCAACCTCTTCAAAGTCCACATCCTCAATATCGTCAGACCAATATTGTTGAATCTTTGATTTAATTCTATCCCGGACATTAGGAATAGGCTTGATGCCAAGCACGGTCGGATCATCCGTCGGCTCGAAAGGCTGCACTATAATCTTATCATAACCTTTGTCCAAGATGTCTTCTTTATCCAACTGGGTGTATTTGCCATAATAATTGGCGGCAGCCCCCATGGCGCGCGCATCCTTGATACGCCGGGCCATTTCGAAGGTCTCATCAATCATCTGGCAGAACTTGTAGCGATGGTAATCCTTGGTTGTCTTGGCCAGATCACCCAACAGACGCTTGATAATGCGTACATCATCGTATGCGGAAGATTTGCTGATCTTGTAGCGATACTCCAGTTCCTGCACAATCTCCAAATCTTTTTTGCGCGGGAACTGTAACCAGTAATTATACATATCCCGGAGCCGGATCAACCGCTGTTGAATCAGTTCTGGAATGCCGTCAGCCGCCATCTCGTTGACATCGGCGAACAGATATTTCTCACATACTTCTATCGTAGCAGGTACAGGCATAGTTATTACAGATCTTCATCAGCGTCCATATTCAACAGATAACCGTTTGTCAACGACACCGCCAACGGACTGCCCACATTCGCCAGTTCGATCTCCTGTCTACGCAGTTTCAGTGCAGTGGATGCTTTGGCGTGATAATACGCCCTGGAAACAGGCGAATTACGGTCAAGGATATCCAGACGCAACGTGTCCGCATCCACATCAAGCAGCACTGCCATATCGGATATAGGGGTCAGCAGAGCCGCCAGCTCACTGATCCGATCAAGTTGTTCCGTTGAATAGACCATCCAGTTGTATAGCGTTAGTATTAATAATATGAGCGTAACGCTCTCTCAGTTGTATAAAAACAGCGGGATCGGTTGTGATGATTCCGCTCTCGACACGATTGCCCCTTGTCTGATTCTGTGAGGTGCATATCGACACCTGCCACCTTGCATTTTGAATGAGAATCACTTTTGAATGATTTTCAGACAAGTACACTTCATCGAACACATTGGCTATGAAAGTATAAAGATTGACCGTCTTACGGGATGCTTTCAAGTCCGCCAACATGGTAGCCCGGGTAAGCTGACCGCGCCGCTTCAAGCGATAGATCCGGCGGAGAAACTCTTCGGAAGTGGAAAAGGTGGAGATGTAAATCTCCGCCGGACCAGTCTCGCTCAGAATCATCTCGATGATGTCGAATAGCTGCACACGGTTATCCAAATACGCTTGCAAGGGTGCTTCGGACAGTGACCGCAACAGTTGCCTAACCTTTTTCATCGGTTGAGATGGTCACTCCCACCGCCGCCAGTTCCGTTGCCTGTGTCTCATCCACCACATTACCGGTAGCAATCAGGAAGTCATACCGCTGCTGCACCTTCTGCAACAAGGCAGTAAACTTGCCGGCATCTGTATCCTTCAACTCCGCCAGCTTCTTCTTGTTATCAGACAGATACTTGCGTGCCGCACCCACTTTTTTAGCGATTTCAGCCGGGTCCAGACCGGAAGCATCTTCCGTCTTCGTCACCGGATCACCAGGCTTATAATCATCGTATGCCTGCAGGTTGGCACGATACTTCTTGTCCGCTTCATCAAGCAGCTTCAGGTATTCGTAACGGTCACAAGCCGGCGCCGACTCCATGCCCTTCAGCTGCTCAAACAACTCTTTGATCTTAAACCATAACGCCCCGTTATCCGTCCACAGACGTTGAATCTCAGGGGGAAGGCGGTCATGATCCATACGCCTGCCTTTGGCGACATTCGCCTCCGGGAACTCATCATCCACATCCAGTACCGGGACACCTCCGTCTATGATCCGTTGTGCGGAAGGTATGACCGTGATATTCATCAGTGCGATATCAGATACGGTTTTTCCATCCAAACGGATTTTCAAGTGCTTGCGCAATTCGTACTCCACCTTATCGGCAAACTTTTCCGGCTTGCGGATTACATTCTGAAACAAAATCTTATTACGGTTCAAGGACAACAACAGAGTGGCACCCGCCACCACATCACGCTCAGAAGGCGGTGTATCCAGATAGTCCTGTATTTTATGAGTCAATTTCTCATCCATATATTAAAATATTAAAAAAGTGGCGGCATAGACCAGCCACACCACCACTCCGATTTATAAACTTAAAGAATCAAGGCTCATCCAAAGAAGAATCGCTCCATGCGGAACCGTCCGCACCGGAGATATCCCCATCCTCCGTCTCAATTTTACCCGGATAGAAAGGAGCCGGGCACACATCGGTCGCTTCTATCTCAAGCGTGGTACCGGCCTCTCCGGTTACTCCCTCGCCCAATGCCTGGGCGGGCTTGGTCACTGTCTCGAACTCCTCACACCCCATCACACGGAACTTGCCGTTGCGCTGCTGTACAAGAAAGACCAGATCATCGGCCATTGCCTGACGGCAAAAACCCGCCGCATCTTCTTCAGTACCCGGATGCTTGATCGTGCATTTGTTCAAAGACGTGGTGCTCGGACGTTCTCCCTGCACCTCGGTAGTCACATTGGATTTGGCGGACAAGGAATTGATCGTAAGCCACTTCTTTTCCGCCGCCATCGTGAAATTACCCTTGTAAGTTGCCAACTCTCCCATGCTTTTCACCTCTTCGAGTTTGGGCAGTTTGGGCCAAGCTGCAATATTGGATTTCTTCTGAAAGAAAACCTTCGGACGGATGCCCGGAAGCACCGTCTGACCGTCACACCAGTTCAGTGACTGGTAAATATCCGCTGTCGTACAATCTTTTGCCATATCACCTCCTTATTTTAGATCGGGGTTGTACCATCAATGGATGCCACCAGCAGACGCTCCTTGGACAAACTCTCGAACTCCACACCGAAAAACATCGTCGCGATGAACTGGAGCACAAATGCCTTGAAGCGTGCCACCTCCACGTTCTCTTCCTCACCGGTCTGATTAACACCCACCAGCATGTTACGCTTGACCGTCATGTGGATGAACGGACTGTTCTTCTTATTCGCCAACGGCACAATGTTCACATTGTCAAACCCCTCGACATAGTACTGCTTGTATTCACGGTTGTACGGGATCGCTCCTGTAGTGCTCTTGTAGTCCTCACAATAGTCGAAAAGCACATGTTTCGGAACAAACAGCTTGACCGAAGACTCCTCGGTCAGCATATCGTCAGCCGCCATGCAGACCGCTTTGAGCGTATCGACGGCATTTTCTTTGGTAATCGCCTCAATGACCTTGTAGTTGCCCAACTCTTCAGAAAGTTTTTTGCCATCCAGCTCTTTTTTAGTAATGGTGTCAAAGCCATTGAACAGATCCTTGGAAGTCTCACCCGAATCATTACGGACCGCATTCCACAGTACCATATTCAGGTTCTTGCCCAACTGGGCGGTCAGATACGCCAGCACCTTACGGGTGATCTCGGTATTCTTCAACGCCTCGCCCTTGGTAATGTCGGAACCCCACATGGACTGATAAATCTTGTTCGGTGAGAAATTACGCACGACAGAACCGAAGTAGGTATACAGGGTGCGCGGATTGATCACCACCTCACTGTTATCCTCACGGGTTTCGGAGTACGGTCCGAACTGCATGTCACCCGACAGTTCACCCACAGTCTCGGCATAACGGATTCCCGGACGTAAGGTCATGTGCTGCAAAGAACGTGATAGCCCCAATACAGGCATCTGCAACAACTCCTTACGGTACTTGCGAGCACTCTTCTGAAGATCCTCGCTGGTAATATTCACGCTAACTTGTGCCATATCAAATATAGTCTTTAACTTCGTCATACATGGATGCAGCGGACACCGCATCATTTTTTTCGTCTTCTTTCACACTCGTGGTGGTAGTGTCACCATCGGATTTTTGCAGGTTCTTGATCTGCTCGTCACGCTGTCTGACCAGATCCTTCTGTTCGCCGACCTCCGTTTCCAGCGCATCCAGCCGGTCATTGACAGCCCTAACCTGTTCCTCGGTGAGTATTACCTTGCCATCCGAGTCCTCCACCCCCTCCACATTCAGAAGGGTGTTGATTTTGGTGTAATCTTTTTTCATTTCGGAAACAATAGAAGGGACGGACTGTTTTTCTTTGGATGAAAACAATCCGTCCAGTTTAGTTAATATTTTGTTTAGTAATTTATGACTATCAGCCGTATCCCGCTCACTCCCGGACGCAACCGGCAAAGGGGACAACCCCAGCATATTGACCTTGCCTTCATAAGCGGCAAGATTGAGCTTATCCTCATCGCCCTCGATGATCTCGTCCACAAAGCCATACTCCAACGCCTCTTGTGCGGTCAGCCACCTGCCCGCCTTCAGAACATCAAGAATATCATCTACCTTTTTGTTGCACTTGGCCGCATACATGTTCGCCAGTACCAGATCAAACTTGTCGTTCTGCAGCTTGTTCTCCTTCAGCTCATCGATGAGCTGTTGGATCTGGTCAGCGTTATACTGCCCCCAGGCATCCACCCAGTTGCTCACCTTGTGCACCAGGAACAGACAATATCTGGAAATGCACACCTTTTTCGCACCCAGTGCGGCAATAGTAGCCGAACTTGCCACCAGCCCATACAGGTAGGCGGTCACGTTTCCATGATCAACAAACTGCTGACGGATATCCAACCCGTCATCAACCGCACCTCCCAAAGAGGAGATGCGGACATTGACAGGCTTGCCTTTCAAGCCTGCCAGCTGATTGCGGACATACTGCTTGGAGTAGCCCCAACGGCCAATGTAGTCATCTATGTTCAGGTTATAGGTCATATCACATTTTTGATTGCAATATTACACTATACCTTATATATATAAAAATACCTAATCTATGATACGAAGCAAGGGCAGAATGCCTGTATAGGTGGCCACCATGGCACTTCCACACCTGGAAGAGAGGGTATCGGGTATAGTATCTGTGGAGGTGATGAGGGAATACGGGCGGTCACCTGAACCCAGCATAAAATATTCTCCGGACACAGTCCGAAGCCGGAAGCACAGCTTCTTGTTGCCCACCTCGAACCGTTCAGGCAGGAAAACCGCCAGCTTAGATACGAAAACACGCTGTTTGTTCTCGATTTTGTCGCTGACTTCGACCGAAGCCAGTCCGACCATGGGTAACCGCGTAAAGTTTGCGGCCGGTGGAACCAAGGCAAATTGTTTTTTTACAACTGTCATGGCGGTCAGTTCTCGGACTTCACAGTACTCCACGCGGCTGATGTAGTGAATTTCGCTCATAATTGTTCGGTGTTGTTCGCAGTTGTTCGGTGTTGTACAAAAACAGGGGTCTTATCCTCTCTTTTTCTTGTTAAAGAACCTAAAAACATGCCTTTCCGGTTATAGGCATTGCGCATCCGATAGTATTTCTGCCGGACTGTCTCTATGTAGTCAATGTCAATGCCATGCATCTCGCACCAAGCCGCAATTGTCTTGTTCAGCCCCACAGAACTGCTGGTCATATCCCCCAGTTCAGACCAAAGATTGCGCCGGAACAGGTCTTCGATGGATTCAACCACCGCCTCTTTGGCCAACGGACCCAGGTAATTGTACACCGCCGGATCTTTCGCCTTGGAATCAGGGATCACAATCGCGACCGTATCATCGGACGGCATTTCGGGTAACTTGTCCGGTGGCAGCTTCTGCAGAAAGCGCCGTATAACCGAGTTCTCATTGCTCTGTGCCGGAAAACGCACCGGATTGCCCAGCGAATGTGTCAACCACTGAGCCAGGTAATGCTCCAGTTTAATATAAAACACGAAATCTTTCATAATCAAAAGTTTATCTACAAAGATACACATTTTCAGCTGTACATAAAAAAGAATAATCTGAAAAATGCGCTTGGAAAAGTACCCTGGGGCAGGATTTCTTGTATTTTAACAACACGCGTGCATTTGCCCATGAATATATATCGGTACGTTTTTGTTGTATCTTCGGTATAGTTTGATTTGCCCAGAAATTTATGCGTTTTTGCAACCCTGCATTTTTCAATAACAACACACTGTAAACCATCATATTACGAAGACACAAAAACAAAAAAGCATTTTGCAACCGGGTACATAACTTTGTAATCTTGCATCTTTGCGCCAACCTAATTTAAGCGGTTGCAAAGTTTTTGTAGTTTGAAACCGATCCGCAACCGTTTTTGTAGCCGACTTGAAACCGACATAACCTCCTATTTCTTAATTATTTATCTTTCCTTTCCTATTTTGGGTACAAAGTTGCAAAGTTTTAGTACAAAAAAGGAAAAGAGGACGGAGAAACAGCAATCAACCGCCGTCATCGGTTGAAAAATGCAAAGGAACGGTCGGTTATGTATCTTTACATGATGCAGGAAGAATAGAAAAAGGGCGTGTATGTTCCATAACCGAACATACACGCCCATAGGCACAGTAATACAAGGTTGCAATTATCCAAGTCTTTTTTTGCGGGGGCGGGGGAAAAGCTCCGTCCGACGAATTTTGGTATAGTCAGCATTGAGATCGTAACATCGCCAATGCCCTTCGCTGCGCATGAATTCGCCAACGGTGACGAGCATCCAGCGCAGCTTCTCTCCATCAGCCCTCAGGTTCATGCGCTGCCCAGGCTGCATCTCGGCCAAGAAGTTATATAGCTTCAGCATGTATTTTGATGCCTCTTTGTCGGTCATCAACGCGTGAACATATTCGTCTGAGTGCTTAATGAGGTCAGAACGGATTTCCGGAGTCATCATCTTCTATGTTTGCATTAAAGTTAAGCTCGTCAATGGTGCTTCCAACCGACTGAAGGTATATCATATCTTCACTCTTGCCGTCAACCTTGCGCGTGATACGGTCGGAACCGTTGCGCATACTCTCCGGATTCAAGGTTTGAACGTAAGGACATAAGGCTGCAAAGCCCTTGAGCGCCTTGGTAAACCTCTGCATAGACCAAAATGTATTTGTCACCTTTGCGAAATCCTTGAAGTCATCGTATGCCTTTTTGCGGACAATCAACCTGTCTAAGTTACCACTGTCCTTTGCAAAGTAAGTATTCGCCCACGCCTCGAAATTGTCGCCCATATCCGCCTTGTGCTTGCGCTTCATGATGTTACCCATGGGCGGTTGTATCTTAATACCGGAATGGACGGTGCTCAGATAGAACTGAAGGCAGCGGGCAAAGAAATTCAAGTCGGCATTCCACTCAGATTCTGTATAATCCGTTTGAGAAAAGAGATTTTTGCCGAAATCATCATAGATTGAACGAGTCTCTAAGTAATCGTTTTCATCGGTTTTTTGGTGATAATAATCAGAAAATACCGTATATATCAACCGGGCATCGGAACTGGAGTCGAAGTTGCCCGGCACGTAATTCGTGCTGAAAGCGAACTTCGGGCTGCTCTCAAACTCGATATAGAAAGAATGGTTGTTTTTCGGGTTGACTGTCATACCTCCTGTGATACTGTCGTAAAACAAACCGGTATCCAAGTAACGGTGACAGTCATCAACGATGATGAAGTCGGTGTGCTGGTTGACTTGCTCAAACACGTGGTTATTATCCATCAGTTTCGGATTTCGTCCGGACAAGACTACAGTACGAAGAAACTGTTTCAGGGAAGTCAGGAAAAAGGACTTGCCCGAACGCCCATTGCACTGCCCCTCTTCGCCAATCTTGTTGTCCATGGCATACACCGCCCATGCCCGTGAGGGCGACTTGTAGCGGTGCAGGTTATAGCCAACCGCGAAGATCTTATTCACGAAATTCTGCTTTTGTTCATGAATCTCTTCGGCACTGAGTAATGGACCGGCCAAGTCGAATTTATGCTCCGCCCGGTAGGCGGCCGCCTGGTCCTGGTCTTTGTCCGCCCACAATTCTTCTAACTCCTTGCGCCAATGAACACGGCTGGAGTTGATAAGATAATCCATGTAGTGACTGTCATGTGGGTTGACGGTTACATCCCAACTCCCATCAGCTGCCCGTTTGATCGTGAAAGGCTCCGGCAGCACTTTCACCTTGTGGGGGATGATGTTGTTCGTCCAAACGTACACACCACCTGCCTCTTTGACCTCTTTTATGCCGGAACCTGTAATCTTCCAGTTCACATTGTCGAAAAACATGGTCTGGCTGTTGAACGTGTGTGCGGTGAAATTCAGGTCAATCTCATCGAGCATAGACAAACCGCTGCCTCCAACACGAGGAGAATCCAGAATCAGATTGCGTATATCGACAGGCAGGAACCGACGCATAGCGTCACTCTTCAGGAACGACACAATATCGCCAGCCTTGATCTCGCTGACCTTGAATCTGTCCACATGCACATAGCGGGGCGTATCGCTATTATCATCTTTCAGAATGTAATAGCCGTTCAGTCTGAGAAAATAATGTAGGTATGACGAGTTGATCGTATAGGTCTTGTTGCCGTTGCGCTGCCCGATTTTCTCCTCCCAGTACTGGGCAGGCATAGCCAGTGCCAGCAAGTTGCGGAAATCCTCATTGGACGGGTGCAGTTCTACATAATCACGGAAGTCCTTGCGCGGCTTGCCCCGGCGGTCACGGTACCGTCCCAAGGATTCGGGCAGCCACACGGTATAAATATGCAAAAATTCCAAAGCCAGCTCCGTGCCCTTACGGATGCCTGTACTATCAATGTCGGGGATATTATAGAGACGCTTCACGTATTTCATGATCTCTTTAATTTCATCAGACGTGATCTTTTGTGTCTCACTATTGAACCACAAGGGATAATACCCCAACGCCCGGACACACAGCGCATCACGCTCACCTGAGCAGATGAACGCCTCTTCGAGCTTCTGCGATATGTAAGGCTTGCCCTCATTGGTCGGATCATCAAAAAACTGCGTCTCTTGTGAGGCGTTCCATTTCGCCCAAGCAGCCTTCAGCTCGTACAGCCCATTGGTATAATACCGGGGTTTGACGCCATCAGGCGTATAGCTAAAACGCCACTGCTTGTCCGGATTCAACGGCTCATAAATCTTGTAGAAAGATTTTTCGCTCTCCGGCTTGCCGTCCGCTCCGGGAATGACACACTGACGCATCAGAATCGGGTAAGTCGGTGTGGTGTATTTGGTGGTCACCTCGCGGTTCTTGACGTAGCTGATTGACTTGGCCACATGCCAATGCAACGCATCGCAATGCTCCTGTTTCACACGAGGGCCCAGTATGGCAAGCTGCTCAGGAGTAAACGCTTCTTCAAGTTCGAAGAACCGGGAACCTTCAGCTTCATCAGCCGAAGCCGGTCTCTTGCGGATATCAGGCTTGTTGACGGAATGCTTCAGTTCGTCGGAAACATTATAGCGCGCAGCCAACAAGACAACGGCCTCGCCAAAACTGACGTGCTCCTCCCTCATGCAAATATCAATCGGACTGGTAGCCGTTCCCTGGTCACCAAAATCGGTCACCTTGTAACAATCACCGTATTTGCGTATGCATGCGGACGCATCGTCTTCGTCCGGACGAATCTTAAATTTCTTACGGTTATCAACACATCCCTCGGCCTGTGGATAATAATACAGAATGATATCCAGACCATCATGAGAAGCGGCATATATATCTGAAGCTTTTATCATAGAGTCTTATATTAGCGGTACAAAATTACAGAGTTGCATTTTTTTCGGAAAGACCAGCCTCTCCCCCTGCCTTTAGGGGAATGTCATAGTCTCTCTTGCGAATGTTATGCGTGCCTGCATAGCAGCGTCCGTATCCGTCCCAGAACACGCGCCTGTCAGTCGGAATCCGGCACATCACTCCATTCACCAGTTTTCGCTTGAGCACACGAATGGCACCTGTCACCTTGCGGACCTCGCCGGAATGGTCGGTAAGAAAGAACCGGGAGAAGGACACCCCCTCGGGTTGTGCCAGCTCCCATTCCCGGATAGTATATAGTCTGTATTGATTCATCATCAGAACTTTGTTTTTAGCGATTTGAATTATAACATTTCCAGAATCTCATCATAGGTTATTTGCCCTTTTCGCCTTTCCGGTGTCCCGACCAATGCCATACGTTCCCTTTTCCTTTCACAGAAATAGCTGCGTACACACCGGCGGAGATAATTGTAAGGATCAATTGTGAACAGTTTCTTTTCACACACACCTGATATTACACGGGTGATGATACTTTGCCATGCTTCCTTTATAACATCCTGGCTGTTAGTGAATCCTCCTGAATACATATAGCCTTTGATCTTTGATTCGTAAGTGGTAAAGACTGATGTCATTTCCTCCATATCACCTTTCTCATAAAAGCCTATCATGACTGTGGCTATGCGAACAGATTCACGATAACGTTGGACTATGTCGCCTTTGAAAGAGCTATGCCTGAAAGGTATCACGACTTTCCGGCAATAATCCGCGCGCGTTGTCAAAATTGGTTTTCCTTCTACCATAATGACTACTCCTGTTATGGAATCAGGGGATACCCCATGCTCAACCGCATACAGGAGCCTGCCTAAAGTGAACCGATACATACGCTTCTGTTTTCTTAGCAAGTAACGTCCATCAGAACCGGGTCTTATCAGTCTTTCCGGAGTTGGTGTTCCATAATTCACCATTCCTGCTTATCTCATAGTGAAATCCATGAATAAGATACCGTTGATTTTTATCTAGTGTATTCATTTTTGTTCCGTTTTGATAGTTATTTATCTACGGTTGATTTTACAATAATCTTATTATCGGATGATGGCATTACAATCACATTTCCGGCATCTGTGCTAATTTTTAGGATAGGATTAAAGTCAAAGTCAGTAGTAGCTACTATAATCATATCTCCAAAAACATATCTTTTATCTTGTTCCAATTCATTCATATATATATTGTTATTAATTACCAATCTTCCAGTTCATCTAAAGAGTACGTATCAGCACTCATTGTTTCATTAATAAATATCTCTTCCTCAATGCAATCTACACATCGTCCATCTCCTTTTAAGATTTCATCCGAAATTTCATTACAACATCTACATTTCCCGTGCTCCAATTCGTCCGAGAAGTAAGTCGTTTCTGTTATCATAATTTAATACCTTTCTATCTTGGTTTTAAATATTAATCTTTTTCGATGAAAGTGTTAGTAGTATTCAACACTCCAGCCGAATCCCGATTTTTACCATCACGCACAAAAAAACTATCGCTTAACAGCCTTTCATAATCGGTTTTATTCATAAGAATAACACTCGCATTGCCATCTATATACAGTTTGCATTGCATGAATTGAGTTCCTTTTACTTCCTCAATTACGTCTATTTGCATTGTTCTTTTTTTACTCATATCTTTCCTGTTATGAATTAAAAAGCTCATCCATATCTTGATAATCTATGCAGTTTATAGGGATATATAAATCAGGGTCGTCTAATTTGATGTCAGGTCCCCAACATTCTAGTTGTTTTGCGCAATCAGCACAGAAATATTCTTCATTTTCCATTTTATTCCTTTCTTATTGTTTCATGATAGTTATTTCCTTTCTTCAAACATCCACTCTGACCATGACCACATATATAGATCACGTGTACCACTTCCTTCATTATCTGTTAAAACATATCTTCCGTTTTCACTAATATGTCTTACAGTAAGCTCTTCACCACAATGCTTTTGCATATTATAGCAAAATACATTCGTATCATTGTCGCTTAGTACCAAACCAAAACTATCTTTATTCTGATTATACCACTCTATAGATTTGATACGAACTTTATCGCCAATCTTATATTTACTCATAATATAATCTTTATTTCATTTGATTTTGATGCCAGTAGGCAATCAACTCGCCCACGTTACGCACCTTGATTTTTGCTTTAATATTTTCTCTATGCCGATTAACGGTACAAGGTGATATGTGCAATTCTGCTGCGATATCGTCCGTCTGGTAGTTGGATGCTATTAACCGAAACACTTCCATCTCACGTTCTGTCAATGAAGTATTCAACTCAGGACGACATATTACTCCCTCATGCTCACACTCGCCCCGAAGAGGACATTTAACCTCTTCGAAAACAAATAGGCCATCTCTGTTTATATCTAAATTATGCTGATCATATTCGCCGAAATTACAGCGTATGAATCGATGAACAACCCGGAATTCATAATACCAACGATTCATTGTACTGCTTGAATAAATCTGCATCAAACGGGTATGTGCTTTAGGGTATCGATCTCGAATAACTGATAACATGCACTCTATCGTCGGGCGGTTGTTCTCATCCAAAACCACAGCCGGCCGCCCTAACTCCTTCATCATAACATCCCCTTCGGGCGTGTTGTAGAACTCTATGTTGGCTATCTCATTCATCTTTAGATGGGAACAATTCTTCAACACTCATACCAAGATATTCGGCTATGATTTTTTGCTTAATAGGAGCAGGAGGATTCAACCCGTTTATCCACCTGTACACCGATGCCGGAGTAGAGCACGTGATTTCTGCTAACTTTTTAATAGTATCCATCTGCTGATTCGGCAAGCTCTTCATATAGTCTGTAAATACCATAATTGATAAATTATTAAAGTTTTATATTCGTTTAATATCTCTTTTTACTAACTTAGCTACGTGAATTTATTAACACGATGCAAATATGATAACTATATTTATCATATACAAACGGAATGATATTTATATTTATCATGTTAACTTTTATTATATATATGATGATAAAGCAACGCTTACTTGACATCTGTGAAGCTCTAAATATATCAGCTAATCAATTTAGCATTGATATAGGTATGAGCAGATCATACATAGCTAATTTAAAAAAGGACATAACAACAGAAGTACTGCTAAATATATATGTCAAATACCCTTCAGTTAATATCATGAGGATTATTACTGGAGAAGGAGATATCTTGCTTTCCAAACAAAATTTGCAGATTGACAATTCTTTTTTTTTAGAAAAATATAATCAGCTTGAAATCGAAAACAAGAAATTGCTTTTGGAAGTGGGAGAACTAAAAGGTGAACTCAAAACAATTAAAAAACATGCCCAAGTGGAAGACAATGCAATATGTGCCGATGCAAGCGGATCAGATTTGGAGAGATAGAATATATAGTGAAAAAATATTAATAATCAAAACGATAGGGAACTATATCTATAAAATAAATAGGACATATTTCGGACACACACATATAATTTTAACCCATTTCGGGAATGTATATCGTTGATTTTCAATCACAATCATCTTATAAAAAGACAAATAAGGTCAGGCCTCCGCAACTAAAAAGAGGATAAATGATTGAATCACAATCTTTTATCCTCTTTACTTTTAAAACAGTCGGACAAAAGTCGGACAAAAAATAATTGAATTCATTAACGGTATACGTTTTCGAACTCGAAAAACGTATAAAAAAATGTTTTCAGAAAGAAAAAGAAAAGGAACTTCTCTGTATGATGTTGTAACCTACACCCTCCCCAAACTGCACACTGGCAAAAACTGGTATGTGGATTTCAAGTGCTACGATCCGCTAGAAGGAAGTATGAAACGAAAAAAATTCATGCTTGACTCAATTGCAAAAATTTCGGAACGTAAGAAAAGAGCCACTGAAATCATAACAGTCACCACACAACGCCTCAGGAACGGCTGGAACCCATGGGCGGAAGCCACAACAGACAGACAATGTGCAAACTTTGTCTATGTCACAGAAATCTATAACAAGTATCTGGAAAAACTCACTTCTGCCCAAACACTAAAACAGAAGACACTCTATGATTACCAATCAAGATTAAACATGCTGCTAGAATATAATAACAGCAGGCACCTGCCTATTATGTATATGTATCAATTCGACCAAGCATATATAAGCGACTTTTTGGATTATATCTTATTAGACCGTGATGCCAGTGCCCGGACACGGAATAACTATCGTACCTGGTTATCTACCTTCTGTACCTGGCTGAAGGAAAAAAAATATATCGAGGACAACCCGACCGATAAAATCCGCTCTTTAGCGGAAGAAACGAAATTCCGCTCCGCACTTACGAAAGAGGATCTTGCACAATTACATGAATATCTGAAAGAGACCAACAAACACTTTTTATTAGCCTGTCAAATGGAATATTATACCTTTATCCGTCCGGACGAGCTAAGCAATATCCGATTAGGAGACATTAAAATCAAGGAGCAAAAAGTTTTTGTATCATCCACTATCAGCAAGAACCGACGCGACGGAATGGTCGGATTGAATGACAGTTTGGTCAAACTAATGATTGAATTAGACATCTTTAGGAACAGTTCAGACTATTACCTTTTTGGCAAGGATTTCAAACCCTCTATTCAAAAAGCAGACTCACGCATTTTTCGAGAATACTTCAACAAAGTACGAGCTTTTTTGCGATACCCGAAAAACTATCAGTTTTACAGTCTAAAGGACTCCGGCATCCGTGATCTGGCAAATGCCGAAGGCATCGTGATAGCCCGTGATCAGGCACGTCATGCGGATATCAGCACCACCAACAAATATCTGAAAGGAGATAATATGACCGTACATGAAGAAACCAAGCATTTTGAAGGAAACTTATAAAAAGAAGGTTAATACATAGTAAAATTACTATGTATTATTTGCACATAATAAATTTACTATGTATCTTTACAATGTCAATAAAACAAGAACCATGAATGAAAAAGAAGAAATTTCAGCCTTACTCCATCGTTTAACACAGTTAAAAATGGAGTTGAAGATGACAGAGTTCACTTTCAAAAACAACAAAAAGTTAACAGAACAACAAGTAAATTCCATTCTAGATGAAAAATTAAGAATAGAAAAATTCATCCGGATTCTGGAAAACAGATTGAAAGAGTTAGAAAATTAATTGTTAAACCAGTCCCCTTAAACAAGGGGACACAACCCTATATAATATGTCAGACATCAAAAAAGAATTGAAGGAACTGGAAGAGATCATGCATTCAACAGATGAAGACAGAGAACAAAAATTCGAAAAGAAGTTTCTCTACATCCGAGAACATTACACCAGCGAAGAAGATAATGAGGCTATTTATAACTTTACCCTAAACGGATACAAACAAATCAATAATGAACTGGAAAACATGACTCGCTATTTGGAACTCCAGAATCAGATCAAAAGCGTAAAGGAAATAATACCTGTCTCATATATCGCCCGGAACTATTTCGGGAAAAGTGCCGCTTGGTTACAACAACGTCTTTACGGTTATAAAGTAAGAGGTAAGGTATATACCCTTAACGAAAAGGATATCAATACCTTAAACCTCGCGCTACAGGATATTAGCAAAAAGATTGGTTCACTCACCATCGCACTGTGATGGTCTGTTTTATTGACACGATCCCCGTAGTTGAACCGCTACGGGGATTTTTATTTATATCTCTATTTTATAGAACTCTCCTTGCATCAATCGACCAAAACCATCCGCTGTCACAGTCACTTTTATTTGTTTAGCGAAATATTTCTGACAATGAATAATAAACGGCTTGCGGACATCCGGTACCGAATCAAGCAAAAAGTCAATCTTATACGTCACCGCCGAACTGATCTGCATCAGGGATCGGTGACGGGCTCCCATAGACTGTTCGCATACCTCATGCAAAGACAAGGAAATCATTTCATTATCACCTGCCTGATTAACTGACTTCTGTGTATAATCCATGAAGGGTGCCGGGATTTCCAATCGGTACGATCCGACAGCAAACGACTTCATACCAGGACACACCGCCAACTCCATGATATCCTTGGAACTCTTTTCGGTTAGCTGTTCATTGCCTTCAATCACTTCTTGAATATTCGTTATATGGTTCTTGATCGGCGATGAGTCATAATAAGATACAGGTACAACAACCTGGAACTCCCCTGCCTTGACAATCCGTTGACCTTCCCCCACCTTATACAAGTTGACCTGTTCGCGAACAGTGGCAGCCGGAACAAACCGAAGTGAGTTATCTACCTCGGTACTCTCCGTATCACGTATCAGATTGCCGTAGAGATCCACTTCGGTAAATTGCCCGTCCTTAGTTATATAGGAACGTCCGGAAGTCTTGTATATAGTACGAAGACGGACCGGCTCGGAGTCCTTCTCCCACAGTTGGACCAACGAATTATAATCGGCTGCTTTCTTGGATTCAGCCGTAATCACGATCCGGTTCTCCAGCCGGTTATAACCATCATTGGTGGATGACGGCAAGTCATAGCCAGTATTACCCATCGTCACATTGGACTCCGCATCATTTTCGGATTCTATATCGGTTTCGTACTCGTCAATCACTTCATCCACCTGCACGCTGTTCTCTAAGAAAAACGTATTCATATCAATGAGCATTGCCTGATGAGTCTTATCATCGATCATCATGATCACTCCAGCAAATTCCTCCAAGTAAGAAAAAAAATCCTTGACCGTCCAATGCGGCATTAATCCCCAACAACGAATTTTACTCTTATAATGCCACTTAGAATTACGCTCCAGCGTCGTACCGCCCACGCAGAAAATATGACGCATCCAAGTGTCATCAAGATAGCTAGTCCCCATCTCGAATCCGAAGTGCTCGACTATCACCCGAACCAACTTGGTCAGGTAAGGAACCGGTTCGGCAGGAATCACTGCCTGCCGATCCGGATAAACAATGGTCTCTCCGGTATCCATATAGCCCGGACCGGACAGAACATCTTCAGTCTTGATATAAGAAAGATAGTAGCCATTCGTATATGTATAGTCATCATTCGCCCAATCCACTTCATCTAGGTAAATATCACCATTCGTCAAAAAATTGAATTCCGCATTACCGGACATCAACTGAATCTTAACCGTCTGATCCGTGGTGCCCAGTACCAGTGCCTTGCCATTCAACAACTGGTACCCGTCAGCAATCAGAACTGCTGGTAATGTCACCTTTTGTTTCGTCACATCCATACGGTGCAGCATGCCGAACACATGCCGATTAGTCGGCATCGGCAGATCCACATCCAATGTATGGGTGGATGATTTGGTAAAGTAAGGATTCTCAAATATCAAATCAAACGACAAGTCGCTCGGCAGACTCACTCTTTTGCCATCAATCAATAACTCAGTCATCGGGATATATTATTTTTAAGCTCGTTATACTTCTTCAGATTCTCATCAATACCGTGCGGTCCGGCAACATACACATCCGCCCGGATACGCTGTTGCAATCGGGTATCCACCTTTTGAATAACCCGGACACAATCAGCTATCAACAGGCGCAAAGCCGGATCTGTATCGTTCCCACTACCGGATGCCGGAACCACAGCAGACGGAGCAACCACTGCCGACACATCGCTAGCAGTCAGGCTGCCCACTGTATTGGTACGCTGCGCATGATCAATCAAATTAAGTACGGGACGAATAGCCGGGTTTGCCACCGCAAAACGGTTGGCAACAAATTCATTGGAATGTACAATACCCTGAGGGCGATCCCATTCACCGGGACCTGTGAAGCCTCCAGAAGAAAATCCACCGAGCACACCCTTCGCTGTTTCAAACGCTGCGGTAATCAATGCAATTTTAGCCGCCGCCGTTGCCACACCGGCAAGCCCCTTAGTAGTTATATCCTTTATGGTTACCAATCCTATCGCTGCCGCTTGTTCCGCTATCAATTGCTTCTCCAAAGCATCTAAAACAGTAACAAGCATTTTAGCTAAAAAATCCTTCAAACTTTTTTCTTCTCCTGTAAAAAAATCAGCCATTGCCTGTCCGACGGATTGGCCAATCTCAATATATTGGCTTTTAAGTCTATTCAGGTTATCAACCGCTTTATCATAAGATTCTTTCTGTTCGTCCAACTGTGTATCAGACAAAACAACGCTCATCTTTTTTTTGAATTCGTCTGATACCAAAGGATTGTTGCTTATTTCATTATAAAGAACAGAAAGGTAGTTTCGGTATAGCTCTTTTTGTTCATTTCGGTTGATCTCTCCGGCATAAAGCTGTTCCTGCAAACCATGTTTATAAGTATCCAACTGTTGTTCCAAACCACTCTCTAGCGATTTTTGACGCTCATTGTACTCTTTTTGGTTTTTAGCGGAACATTCTTTTTCAAACTTATCACGCAAGGTCATTATCTTATTCTGAATCTCTAATCGTTTTTTCTCTTCAAGACCCAAAACTTTTAACTTTTTATTCAAATATTGCTCTTCAAGATCACAGCCAAACTGTTCATATTCCTCCTGAGTCATGTTGCGCTTTGACAAAAACTCATTCTGTAACTTCTCACGCTCCAACGCATATTTCTCTTCAATAGCCAGCAGTTCTTTCTCAATATACTCTTTTTTGTCCTTTGCGTTCTCTGCCGAGCCACCTCCATTTATCACCACAGAAGGAGTAACAACCACCTCATCCAACTCATTAGCCAGCTTCTTTTTCGGTGTCCGGACTAAGCTGCCCAACCTCTTCTGAACCGACTCTATCTTATCCGCATCACTCTTTACCGCTTTCACATAATCACGAAGAGCTTCTTTTGCCTCGGACAAATCACCCGTACCTATCTGCTTGTACTGTCTATGAATACTCTGAACGATGGATGTTGTCACGGTATCCACATCTTTGCCGGCAGCAATCATATCATCAACAAACCCCATCGTCTGTGAACGGATCATATCCGCCGTCGAGCCGGACAAAGAACCGGCCAATACTTTTTGAAAGTCTGCCAATGCCGAGGCACGGTCTTCTGTTGACTTCTCCAGTATCTCTGTCCGTTTGTTATCAATCATCTCTTGTGCTATCTTTTCAGAAATTGCGGAAGAAACTTCACGATACGCCGCCGCAATCTCCAGCACTGTAGATTTTTCCGATAACAGATTAGACAAATATCCCCCATATTTTGAATTAAACTCCTTGACCAGCCTGAGACGCTCACCCGTCCCCTCATTCGTCTTTTTCAACTCCGCATAGAGTTTGTTTAATTCTGTCTGCTCCTTTATATTCGATTTCATAAAATCCCTTACAGCCTTGTCAGACTCGGTAGTCTTGGTAGCAAGTTTGTAAATTCCATAAGACAAAGCGGTCACAACAGTCAGAAATGCTCCCAAAGGATGTAATTTCAGAATATTAAAAAATCTAACAAATGCATTGGTGGCTAAAGTAGTCCGACCTGCCAAAGCCGCCTTGGCAGATACTTGCAACCATGTGGAAGCGGCTACAGCCTTATTCCAGAACTGTTCTGCCTTTTGCATCAGAATATACTGCCCTATCTCCGTTTTCACTTTATTCATCCAGAACCATTGCACTTTTTTAGCTGCTGTATATGAAATTATAACACCTACAACCCATATCATATCCGCTCCGTATTCCTTAATAAAGTCAATCACTGAAGGTGCCACCTTAATAAGCTTTGTAGTCCACCCTGTCAGCATATTCAAAGACGGATTTAATCTCTCCATCAGTTCAATACCCGTCTCTCGCAACTGATTCTTCAACTGGGCCATTCTAGCCTCATTCGTTTCAGAATTGATAGCAGCCTGCTCCATAGCCACGTTAGTACCGGTCACCGCCTTGGTATAATATTCAACTTTGTCAGCACCGTCTATCAAGGTCTGTGCTACAGTATAGGTTTCCGCTCCGAATCGCTTAACCACTTCGTCAACCGACAACTTTTGCAGGTTCTGCAGGGCAGTCTGAAGCCCTACTATTTTGGGATTCGTTTCATCAGCCCCTGTTTGCAAACGCAGAAAGAACATCTTCAATCCAGTACCCGCCACTTCATCTTTGATACCTTTTTCGGCCAACGTCTCGATACTACCGACCAATTGCTCAATAGGCACACCTGCTGCGGATGCGGACACACCTGCCTTAACAACGGCAGACGTAATGCTCTGCACGGCTGCGGAACCGTATTTGGAACCTGCCGCCATCACATTGGTATAAACAGCCGCCTGGTCTGCAGATGCCCCATATTGGTTCATTGATAACGTAACCGCATCAACCGCTTCTTTTAAATCCATCTTGGCAGCCTTGGACAAACGCATCGCCTCAATGGTCACGGCATTCAACGCCTCTTTATTACCCAACAAATCCGGTTTGGCAGACCCTACCAACATATATGCCTCAAGAATCTCTTTACTGGACTGAGTAACCCGAAGTCCAGACTTGTGCATCGAAGTAGACAATATCTCGGCCTGTCGGGCAAGCCACTGAATGGATACATCATCCAACCCGGTAAGAGCCTTCAGATTGGCTGCCGACGCCTCTTTATCATCACGGTCTTTGCGCATTTTGTTCAACGTCATGGATATACCGGTAATGGCAGCTATACCGGATGCCGCCAACGCCCCCCATTTGGCAAATCCATTATTAAACCGGGTCAACCACCCCTCAGATTCTTTAATTTCATCATTTACTTTACGAATCTCCGCATTGACCAACTTGAGTTGTGCCTGGTACTTCTTCCATTCTTCAGAACCTCGGGCTATGTGACCGGAGTTCAACTTAGCATTGATATCTTTCAACAGCCGTCGAAGTTCTTTTGGAGTGGCCAAACCAATATTGTTCATAGCCGCATCAATATTCCGAGCGTTATCCCTCATAGCGCGCAATGCTGTATTGGTTTCTTTCAGATCTTTTTGTAACTGCTTGACTTTTTTGGTATCACCCGCATTTTGGGCTTCAACAATTCTGGCTTTTAAAGAGAGCGCATGTTGTTCCATCAATTGCATCTCTTTTCTAGCCTGCTCCCCATTCACCTGGAGTTCAACG